ACTGCTCCTCTCGTACTCCCCAAGAGCAAGAAGAACTATACGCCAAAGGACGTACAAAGGCAGGGCCGAAAGTCACAAACGCTCGTGGAATACCACCACAATCGCTTCACATTGACCAAGGTAAAGGCTCTCACGCAATCGACTATGTTCCCCTTGCCCGAACCCCTAGTGGCGATCTAGTGGCCTCTTGGGACGATGAGCAGGGCTATTCGATCACCCGCAAGATTGCCGAGAAACACGGCCTTCGTGGGTTGGATTGGGAAACACCGCACTTGGAGGATGCAAACATATCTGGCTGGCGTGAATTGGTAACGCCGCAAAAACAAGAAGTGAACAAGCAAAAGATTTCTCTAGTCAATAAAAGGCCGTGGAGTAGCAGATAGGGGATGACATCAAGCGAGGGCGTGGAGAAAAAAGAAAAACTCTTTACCAAGAAACACGATCTTCATATGGCCACGATTCAGATGGCGGCGGTAGAATGTATCGAGAAGAAATATAAGCGAGGGGTAGAGGAACACGGTGGAACGAAGCTATGGGAGATGCCATCAATTAATCTTGTCGAGAATGCAATCGAGGAAGCAACAGATCAATTAACGTATCTTTTGAGCTTACGCCAACAAATGCACATAGTTCTTTCATTAGCCAAGGACGGATGCTTGGATGAGACATTGACAAATCCAAGAGCAAGAGAGTGTTGTAATCTTATTTACACAACTTTAACTGGTCAGACTAAACCCCCATTATGAAGCCAATAAAGTTTGTCGCTTGCGGAGACATCCACGGCGACGAGCAAGATGCCCAGTCAGTCAAGGCTTTGTTAGCCTTCACAAAAGAATACCTTGGCCACGATGGCGGGCTTGTTGTTTGCATTGGTGATCTCTGGGATTTCCGGGCAATCCGTAAGGGGGCAGGGGACGAGGAACAAGCGTCCAGCTTGCAGAAGGATTGGGATGCAGGGGAAGATTTTATTCGAGAGTTCTTTAAGTTCGGTGACGAGAGGGTATTTCTCCGAGGAAATCACGATGAACGCATTTATGACTTGAGCCGCAATTCTCGAAGCGGAATTTCAAGGGACTATGCCAACGATGGGATTGAAAACATCGAGAAGATAATGAAGGAAACCAAGGGGAGAATGTTTCCCTATGATTCAGTTGGTGGGATTTACAAATGCGGTGGGCTTTCATTCGTTCACGGCTACGGCCACGCTATGCACTCTGGGAAGCAACACGCAGACGCTTACGGAGATGTTATCTTTGGGCATACACACGCCATTGATTATTTCCGCAGTGTCTCCATCGACCCTCGGACTGGTTACAATATTGGATGCCTCTGCAACAAAACTCCTGAATACAATCGAGGCCAACTGCGGAGGCTTCGCTGGCAACACGGCTGGGCTTATGGAGTGATCTATCCCGACAAGACGCACGATGTCTTTCAGGCACGGCAGAGGGGCAACAAGTTTCATCTCCCAACAAACATAAAATCATTTTGATATGAACCAACGAAATCCTTGGCAGAAACTTCTTGAAGAACACATTCGAAATAAAGAATGCCCCCCACGCCCAGAGGGATTTAAGACTCGTGAAGAAATAATGAAATTGATGGACAAGAAATCCAGTTCGATTGACCGCATACTTCGTGAGTTACTCGACAAAAAGAAATTGGAGGTTCGGAAAATTCAAGTGTTAATTTTAAGCAAAAAGGGAAACAAATTCTTTAGATGGGTAAAAGCCTATAAAATACTCCCTCACAAGTAGCGTATTTATAGGTACTTACAAACAATCGTAAATAAACCCTTGACAACTTGTGGGGGTGTGGTAGGGTGTGGGTATGCAAGAAACAACAGCACAAACCGAAGTCGCCCCGGTTAAAGTGGGTCACACAAAGATTCTCGGCTATTGGGTTAAGTTAGGAACAAAGCGACACTCCATTTTGGTGCAAACCAAAAAACATTTAGATGATTTGCGAAAAGCTGAAATAAGCGAATGGAAAAACAAATAACCAACCAAGAAAGAAAAACCAAATGAAAACAATTACAGCAGAAAAGTCGAAAACCCTGCCCAGCAACCTCAATCAGATTCGTGCTATCGCATCGAAAGTTTTTGAGGATAGTGCGGCCGAGAGTTGCTATATCCAAACCACCTTCGGAGAAGTGCGGGTTACTCGTCCAACCCAGATAGGCGACCTTGGCGAAGTTTATATGCCAAGTCTTGAATACTCCAATTTCTGTAAATTTCTAAACGCACGATAACCCCCAACCCAGAAAGCAACAACCAAATGCAAACAACTAACACCAACACCACATACTCAAAACAACGCCACACCTTCACCCACAATCACGATTACGAAAACGAATCAGTAAACGCAATCGTGTATGGCGGCCTCGAACATCCCAACGACATCAATGGCAATATCCACATTGTTGACCTTGGTGATGGTAATGAGGGTGGCAGATATATGCTCACCCTTGAAAATGACGGATGGATGTCCGATGATTTGAGCGAGCTAGAGCCTCGTCTTTTTCAATGGATGAATGATTCTGGTTACGAATACGATTCTAAATAAACAAGCAAGAAAGGAACAACCAATATGAAATACCTTAAAGCCTACACCGTCCTAATGTTCGGCATCCTCATCGGAATGGCAGTATGCCAATGGTTTGAATTGCTCTTGACCAAGTAAATCCAACGAGCATAAATCCCGCAATGACATCCTTCCCCCTTCCAGCAAGGCCACAACCCTCTGCTGTTCCAGCGAGCCACGATGAGTTCTCTGATGGGTTCTCCATCGAGGGCAAGCTCAACGGATGGAGAGGCTGGTTCGACCAAGAAACCCAGCAGGGCTACAATCGCCACGGACAACTCGCATCGAATCACAACCTAATGGCAGAGCGTCTTGTCGGTGCTGGCATTAAGTCACGCTTCATTGATTGCGAGATTATGGGACAACGCACCAAGACTGGCAAAGGAACTATCGTAGTGATGGATGCCTTCGACCCCGCCAACCCCAAGCCTTACTCCGAGAGGATGAAGGAGATTGAACACTTGGAAGCCGTGACATTCGATGTGCCAGATAATAAACTCCTCCGCTTTGTTCGCCTTACTCACTCCAAGATTAAATCAATCTGGGAAGAGATGGAGTTTCAAAACAACAAAGTTGGCGAGACAATCTGGGAGGGCTTTGTGATGAAGGCTTTGAACGATGGCAAGTACCCATTTATTACCAAGCCATCTTATTGTTCCTATGAATGGCAGAAGGAAAGGATTCGCTCGTGATCTTGGGCATACTCATATTTGTAGGGCTGGTGATTGTCCGTGGGCTTTATCTCCTAGGCCAACATATTGACCAGCAGAACTATGAGAGACGGAGGTTCTATTTGTCCGTGGCCGCCGACCTAGATCGGCTCGATAAGATTATAGCCGAAAGCAAAACGAAACCCGACCTGATTACATCAGACAAGTGGGCGGGGCGTAACTAATGAAGCTCTCCCCATCAGCCAAATTCGAGCTTCTTTGGAGAAGCCTTGGCGGTTGGGGGCTGTTAAAGGAATACAAATTTGCTGATGGCAGAAGATTTAGATTCGATTATTACCATATTGAGAGAGTAGCCATTGAGCTTGAGGGCGGGGTTTGGAGCAGGGGCAGACACACGAGACCCTCCGGGTTCTTAAACGATATGGAAAAATACAACCTAGCCGCATCAATGGGCATCCTAGTTTTTCGTGTTCCATCCCACGACATAAGCACCAAGTGGCTTTTCCCTATAATTACAACTATAAACGAAAGGACAAAGAAATGAGTGCATATTATGATGATAAACACAATGCAATTCAATCAGACTCTTGGAAAAAAGCCGAGTCTGATGAGCGAATTATGCAATCAAAAGCAGATGATTGGTGGGTAAAGAAAAACTTTGGAGAAAAAATTAAGATGACTGGGAATCTTATTTTCGCCAGAACGCCAGAGGATTTCCATAAGGAGATCAATAGGCAAAACAAAAGAATAGCCGAGGGGCTACAATAAAGGAGAAGCAACCAATGAATGAACTAGCAGTGACTAATGGCAACGGAGTCTCAACCCATATTCGCCAAGCAACGGATGTGGCTGGGGCTTGTCGAGCCATTGTAAAAGAAACTTGCCAACGCATAGGCCAAAAGGATTATGTCCGGGTTGAAGGCTGGCAAGCAATCGCAGTAGCACACGGATGTGTTGCATCGGCTAGAGATGTCGAGCGTCTTGAGGACGGCTATCGGTGCATTGGTGAAGTTAAGCGGATGGACAACGGCCAAGTAATCTCAAGTGCCGAGGGGTTCTTGGGTGATGACGAGCCAATGTGGGAGAAGCGTCCGACATACGCCAAGCGAGCGATGTGCCAGACTCGTGCAATCAGTCGGGCTTGTCGTTCAGCATTCGCACATATCGTCGTGCTAATCGATAAGAGCCTATCGACAACTCCAGCCGAGGAAGTTCCTTATGGTGGATTCCAAGACATCAACACGGACAAATATGAGGAAGCACCAAAGGCAATACCAGCACCAGCACAGATCAGCAAAGCAGACTTGGCCGATATCACAGCCAAGATCAATAAGCCAAACATAACCAATGGAACAGAGCCTAGAGATATGGAGTTGAAGTTCGGTAAGCACAAAGGCTCAACACTCCGTGAAGTTGCGGCATTTGGCGACAAGGGCTTGGACTACCTTGAGTGGTTGAGCAAGCAAGAGTTGAAGCCCGGTAAGGATGGCCAACCCTACAAGAACGACATCATTCGCAACGAGATCATCCAAGAGATTCTCCTCGAAGCAGAAGCCCTATCGAAAGGAAACAAAGACGATGAAATCCCTTTCTGATGTAATTGAAGAGACACTAAAAGAAACTGCGAGCAAGGCCGCCTCTCTTGAAAGGGAGAGGTGTGCCGAGCTTGTCCAGCAACTCGCAGACGGAACTGAAGATCAAGTCATCACTGGTATTCTGAACGAGGTCGTTACGGCCATCAGGAGATTACCAGATGCCAACTGATATTCAGATTCCAGAAACCAAATGGTCAATGCTTGTTTGGCGAACAACAAAGGAGTTACCACGCAACGATGAAAGAGTTCTTATGGATATTGGCAGTGAAGTTGTTGTCGGTCGTTTCGTTGATGGGTCGTTTGTGTCTCGAAGCTGGGGGCATTCTGAAAGCGATGTTCGGCTTTGGGCATCGTGGCCGGTTGCACCCAAATGGTGACTTTCCTTTCATACATCGGGAAACTTTTGTGGGAGTTGTTCGTTGTCGGGATTGGCTTATTAGCAGGGTTTCTCACGATTCTCTTTGTGGTCGGGATATTGTGGGATTTCCTAAAAGACATAATCGAAAGGATTAAAAGATGAGCGTTAAAAGATTGAGTTTATTAGATGAGTTTCACGCAGTAATTAGCGAAAGATTAAAGGTTCTGTTTAAGAGGTTGAGTCACGCAGAAGTGGAGAACTTTAGGGATATCATCAACAACCTAGATTATTCCCATCGTATCACAAAAGAGCTATTGAAAAAGGCAAAGGAGTTTCAGAAGCGAGACCTTGAGGCCAAGAAAAAATGAAGTTGCCTTGGATAAAGTTTTATCCGGGTGACTGGCTTTCGGATGAGGCTTTGCGTTCTTGCTCCGTTGAGGCAAGGGGATTGTGGGTCGATATGATTTGCCTGATGGCAAAGTCAGACATTCACGGCCACTTGCTCATCGGCGGCAAACCAGCACGAGCCGAACAGATAGCACGAATTGTTGGCCTCTTGCCCGAAAGGGCTATGGAATTGATGGACGAGTTGAACGCATCGGGCGTGTTTAGTTTCCATCAAGAAACCATCATTTCACGCAGAATGGTGAAGGATGAGCAGTTGCGTAAGTCTGACGCAGTTAGGCAGATGCGTAAGCGTCACGCCGATGTCCAGCCGATGTCCAGTGAATGTCCAGAGAAAATCACGGGGCAGAAGCTAGAAGCTAGAAGTCAGAAGCTAGATAATACAAGGACGCAAGTGCGTCCTATGCGTGTGGAATGGATTGCTTACGCAAAGGAGATCGGATGGTCGGGAGCAGATGTGGAGGGGGCTTTTGATTACTACCAAAGCAACGGCTGGAGGGTCGGGGGCAAAGCCCCAGTCAAAGATTGGAGAGCGTGTGCCAGAAATTGTCAGCGGAGAAACCAACAACCAAAAGGAAACCAACCAATGAGAAAACCAATTAAGTCGGGATGCGAGTCCCCCCCAACCTACAAACTTATGGGCTATGCCAGTCGTGAGGACTGGGTGAATGCGGGGTGTCCGTGATTACTCAACCACAAGAGCTAGTCCTAGCGGCTACCATCCATCGGGTCAGGATGTGTGAGGACAAGATTCGTGAGTTCGAGCAAATGGTATCCACACTCACTTCCCAGATGGCTAAAAATCGAGCGGAATTGGCCTCTAAAGGGCTTGCAAACCTAGTTATGGGTACAACCACCCCCCTAGACATTCCAAAGGAGCTAGTGCCTACCTACGGAAAGCATCGGGCAAGGGGCAATCGTAGCCACTCGATTGTTAAGAAGCGTTGGGAACTTTGGAAGGCTCAACACGATTCTGGTCTTTCAATTCAAGAGATTGCAAAGGCTTGGGGATGCCATCATACGAGCGTACTCAACGCCAAGAACAGAAACTTCACACCACGCAAAGCAACCGGGAGGAACAAAAAATGATAGCCTTACTAGAAGCAGAGCAGTTCGAGTTGCCTTTTATGAGGACAACGCACCCAGTAAAGATGGAAGGCCACGACCAGAACGCTCGCATCCTAGCCCACTTGCAATCTGGACGCACGCTCACGGCTCTGGAAGCGTTGGAATGGTTCAAGTGCTTCCGTTTGGCGAGCCGAGTCTGCGATTTGCGGAAGGCTGGTTACGATGTGCAGAAGCGAACAGTCAAAACTAACAGCGGCAAAAACATAGCTCAATACTATTTGGCATAATTTAGAATAACCCAAAACCATCCCTTGCCTCAATAAAAACTCAAAGTAACTTGCAAACTTAATGAACGAATCTTATGTAACCGCAGAGGCCAAGGCCAACGGCATCCTTTCTGACCGCTACCCCGGCAAGGAACTGGAAAAGCTCTACGCAACGACTCGCAACCAAGCGACCATTGATATGTTGAGAGATGCCGTGTTCACACTTATCACCAACGAGATTCCGACCTGCACGATTGCAGAGGTTCTAAAGAAAACACACGGAGCAATTCAGTACCACCTTCGATATTTAGAAGGTAGGGGCAAGATCAAAAGACCAAACAAGCGATGCCATTGGACAGAGGTGAAATGTGAATGAAAAACCAACCCACCTCGACTTGTTCAGCGGAATCGGAGGATTCGCTCTTGCCGCTGGATGGGCTGGATTTGAAACCGTTGGATTCTGCGACAACGAACCTTACGCCCAAGCCGTCCTCAAAAAACATTGGCCTAATGTGCCAATCCACGGAGACATCAAATCGCTCGATGGAACGGCATATCGAGGAGTCACTCTTCTCACAGGAGGATTTCCCTGCCAGCCGTTCAGTAACGCCGGGAAGCGGAAAGGCAAGGATGATGACCGCTATCTCTGGCCGCAAATGCTCCGAGTCATACAAGAGGCAAGGCCAGCTTGGATTGTTGGTGAGAATGTTGTTGGAATTATCGGCTTGGCACTCGACCAAGTGTGTTCTGACTTGGAAGCAGAAGGTTACGAAGTCGAGCCGATCATTATTCCAGCTTGCGGTGTCGATGCCCCGCACAGAAGAAACCGGGTCTGGGTTATTGCGGGGGGGGGGGGCGATGTGGCCGACTCCAAGGACACCAAGCGGAGGGCCAGACAACTCGGCGAAACGCTTGCGACCATCGGGACATCGGGGAACAACAAATCTCTTGGGTGCTGTTCTGGCCGACCCCAAAAGCCAACAAGGTTCATCCAATGATAACAGACAAGAACAGAGAGAAGCTATCCGCCCGGAACAAAGCCAATTTAGAGGAAGTGATTGCGGGGAATTGCAACGGAGCAACTGGACAACTGAACCCAGCGTGGGTCGAGTGGCTAATGGGGTATCCAATCGGGTGGACAGAATTAAAGGACTCGGAAATGCCATCGTCCCGCAAGTCGCATACCAAATCATCAAAGGCATAAGAGAGCTTCTATGAAAATCAATAAGATGGAATTGAAGAAGATTGAGGCCGAGATCGATAGGCTCAAGACCCCAGTTGACAGAGGCGATGGTAAGATAATCAAGGGGGACGAATCCCCATCGAGACGCTACCGCCACCTATGCGAGCGACTCCACTTCTTAACGATGAAAAAAGCCATCATCATCCTAGCCATAACGCTCTTATGTTCAAGCCAAGCGGCTAACATAATGATCGAAACGCCAAAGCCACCAGACAAGAAAACCATCAAAGCCAGAATCACGGCTTATTGGCTGGGTGAAGATGAGTTTGGCTGGAAAAGCTCAACAGGAAAACGGTTGGTTTCTGGAAAATCTTGTGCAGTAGACCCAAAAATAATTCCCTACGGAACTACACTAATCATTGAGGGCAAAGCATACCACGCACACGATACTGGCACGGATGTTATCTCACGAAAGGCATCGGGCAAAACCAAGTTACCAGTTATCGACCTTTTTTACGCATCGGAACGGCAAGCTAGGCGAGAGTTGGCAAGAGTTGGACGGACGGCGTTGGTTGAAATTCAATGAATCACCAAGGCCAAGACCCAGCGGATTCGATCTTGGCTAGTTATACGCCCGATATGGCAGAGCATATCGACACGCTGGAAGATCGGGTTAAGGAACGGCTTGCCAAGATGCAAGCGATGAATCCTAGCATTGACCTAAACCAACTAGCCAAACTAACAGCCGAGATTGTGGAGCAGACCATAAAGCACGAAGGCGATTCGCAGATGCTACGGCACAAGCGAGACGACACATTGGATGAAGCACTCCTAGCCCTAGCCACCAACCGTTCCCCGGATAGCCTAACCAGCATAGCAAAACGGTACATCAACCCCTCAACTGGCAAGCACTACACGAGGGCGGCAATCTCGGCACGGCTATCAGAGCTAACTCAACGGACTGGGCTAGTCCTACGCATCCAACGGAGCGAGCGAGTACGGCAAATCTACAAAGAGCGAGCCTTGCGGGTGCATAAAAAGAGGCGAGAGGAATGCCCCAAGTGGAACAAGGAAGCGTGGGCAAAGGGCATCAAAAAGAGGAAGCCCAAATGAGGCAAGGCTCTAAAGTGGTTTGCATTGATGACGGCTTCTCGCCAGAGATTGCCAGCTTTTACGACCACCTACCCATCAAAGACCGCACCTATATCGTGAGGGATATGGGAATTGGGGTAGGAATAAACGGTGAACCGGGTGAGATTGTGGTCTATTTGGACGGCCTCAACAACCCAGTAAGCACCACCCCACCCCATCCAGAGCGAGGATTTAATGCAGAGCGATTCAGAGAGATCGAACCACCCGCCGAAATCGAGGCCGAAGAGTTGGCCGAGGCTACGGCATAACCCCAAAAGGACATCCCAAAAATGAGCGAAAAACAAGTTGGAATGGAGCTACAACGGACGGTCAAGCAGTTAGAAAAAGCCAAGGAAACAGCCATCGAACAGATGGGGGTAGCCATCGGCCTAGCGGCAGACGCAGGGGACATCCTGCTATCAGCACGGACAGAGGGGCTAGACATAGACAAGGTGTTGGAAATAGGGCAAATAAACGGTGAGCAAGGTAGGCGGTTGGAGCGTGTGGCCAAGGCACGGCCAGCCCTGCAAGCCCCCACACCGGGCGGCCTCAAGCAACTAGCCCTATGGACTGGGCTACTCCCTGACCCCATAGAGACCAGCAACCCCAAGGCAGAGGCCGCTTGGCACTCGTACATCATCAAGGCAAGGCAGTGGCTCGCTCGCAAGACCCCAGCCCAGTGGACACCAGCCCAACGCCAGCAGTTCCTTGAAGAAGCACGACCCATAGTGGAGGCATATAAAGAGGCAGGGGGCGAGCTATGACAAAAGAGATATGCAACTTACGCAAGTTTTTACACACTAAAATTAGGATATTTATTAACGACTTACGCAAGGCAGTAGGAGACTTCTATAGCCTCAAAACTCCCAGAACAGGTTCCGAGGTGCGATTTTTCTGTGAGAGTTGACCCAAAAACCTTTATGTCAAACACTTCCATCACAAATCTTGCGTAACTTTTTAACAACTATGAAATACCCCTGCCTACTAACTAAAAAAATCAGCGAAATTTCTTCGGCAAAATATAACCCAAGAAAAATTACAGATGAGGCGATGGGTCGGTTGACCAAGAGCCTAGCGGAGTTCGGAAACATCCAACCGATCACTTGGAATGTGCGAACTGGGAATGTGGTCGGAGGCCATCAAAGGCTCAAGGTCTATAAGGCAATGGGTAAAACCGAGGTCGATGTATGGGCTGTCGATCTGGATGAGCAGAAGGAGAAGGCGGCCAACATAGCACTCAATAAGTTGAGTGGAGAGTTCGATATGCCGATGCTCAAAGACATCCTAGAGGAAATCGATACTGGCGATCTGGATATGGAAATTACCGGGTTCGGTATGGACGAGATTGCCTTGATGATGGAGGATGCACACCCAGAAGTAACCGAGGACGAAGTGCCAGAAGTTCCAGTCGATGCGATTACCAAGCCGGGCGACTTATGGCTTCTTGGGGAACACAGATTGCTTTGCGGTGATTCTGCAAGCATAAAAGACGCAGAAAAGCTAATGAATGGGAAACTTGCTGATATGGTTCTTACCGACCCGCCTTATGGGGTCAGCTACACAGGCAAGACCAAGGATGCATTAAAAATTGAGAACGATGATTTATCAGAGTCAGAACTAATTGAAAAATGCAAGAGCTGGTTCGATGTGGCCGAGTCTATGTCTAGGGATGGGGCATACTGGATCGCAACCGTCCCGGCGGGACGGTTGCATAGTGTGTTCTTGAACGATTGGAAAGGCCGAGAAATATTAAGACAAATACTTGTATGGAATAAAGATTCTATGGTTATGGGTCATAGTGAATACCACTACAAACACGAACCCATACTTTTTGGATGGAAACCCGGAGAAAGATTAAAAAACAAAGATAGAACAAAAACAACCGTGTGGGACTTCAAAAGACCAAAGGCATCAAGAGAACACCCGACAATGAAGCCAATCGAGATGTGGTGTTATGCGATGGGCAATCACACGAAGAATGGAGACCTCCTTTACGAGCCATTCTGCGGTTCTGGAACAACTATAATCGCCGCCGAGCAATTAGGTCGCAAATGCTACGGAATGGAAATCAGCCCCAACTACTGCGATGTGATTGTGAAGCGATGGGAAAACCTTACTGGCAAAAAGGCCACGCTTGCCAAATGAATGAGGACTATCCCTCCGCAGTTACCCTAGCCAATGATTACGCAAAAAGAACTCCGAGAAAAGTGGGGCATCGATGCGGGGCAGTTGTCTCGAATGGTAAAGCGGGGTATGCCCCTCACTTCCGAGTCAGACGCTCAAAGGTGGAGGCTCGCCAACCAGAAGCGAGTGAGCAAATCACAGATAGCCCGGACACCATCCCCGACCTCCTCCGAGCCATTAAAAGACTCGGATGCCGAGTCATACAAATCCAAAACCTCGCTTGGCAGATTGAATCGAGCGAAGCAAGCCGAGGTAGTTGCTTACTCATTGGTAGCTACGGCGGCAAACAATCAAAACCCAGTCGCTATGCGAGCCGCCGTTCAAGGATGGGGCGAGGCAAAAAAGCGAGTCGCAGAAGCCGAAATGGAACACGCTCGATGGGAAGAAATGAATCGAGTCACTTTACGGATGGACGAAGTGCAAGAGTGGATAACCAAATGGCACGGAGGAATCAGAGCCTTGCTCGATGCGATGCCATCCAGCCTTGCGGCAAGAGCAAACCCAAGCGACCCGGAATGTGCCAAGCAAGCTATTCAAGACGGAGTGAATCAAATCTTCATCACAATACAAAAGGGCGAGGGAGCATTTAAGTGAACGAGTGCTTCTTAATCATCTTGTGTGCCTTGTGCTTTCTGGGAATAGTGCTTCCATTCTTTGACCGATGAAACGCTCTCCACTTAAACGCAAAACCCCACTCAAGCGAGGTGGAAAATTACGCCGAGTATCTGCAAAGAGAAAAGGCCAGAACGAAGTCTATAAAGATGTACGAGAGAAGTTCTTAACCAACAATCCAGTCTGCCAAGTCTGCAAGTGCAAGATGGCAAGCCAAGTTCATCATAGGCGAGGAAGGTTCGGGGACAGGCTAAATGAAGTTGAGTTCTTCTTGGCTGTATGCTGGGAGTGCCACCACGAAATCCACCACAAGCCATCGTGGGCTTATGAGCGTGGATATATGGTGAAGAGATGAAGATTGCGGAGGCTGGAACATTCAGCCGAAGATTTTTTGAGCCAAGGGAACAACTTTCAATTCCAGAATGGGCAGAGAAAAATCTTACGCTTTCAGCTAGGGTAACGAACATACCCGGTGCGTACTCAACAAACCTCACGCCCTATGTCCGTGAACCGCTAGAGGCTTTTGGTGATGACTCGATTCGTAGGGTGGTATTGGTATGGGGAGCACAAACAAGCAAGACTACAACGATTCTAGCTGGCCTAGCGTATCGAATAGCAGAGCGACCTTGCCCCGCCTTGTGGGTGATGCCGAGCGAGCATTTGGCCAGATCATTCACGGAAACTAGGTGGCTTCCGATGATTGACGATTGCCCCGCACTAGCAAAGGAACGGCCAGAAAATACAGACAAAATAAAAATCCTAGAGCAACACTTCAAGCGATGTTCGGTGTGGTGGGCTGGCACTAGCCCCTCTGCTCTTTCTAGTCGCTCGATTGCCTTGCTATGTATGGATGAGGTGGACAAGTTTCCAGAGCAAGCAGGATCGGGACGAGAGGCAAACCCAGTTCAACTAGCAGAGGCACGAGTAAGCACCTACCCAAATCATCTTATCATAGCGACAAGCACTCCGACAACCGCAGATTCAATTATCTGGGCTGAATGGCAAAAAGGTGATATGCGTTTCTATTTTGTTCCTTGCCCGCATTGTGGGTTGAAGCAGAAGTTAATCTGGGGACAAGTGAAGTGGGACGAGTCAGCCAAGATCGAGGATGGAGTTTATGATTTTAAGTTGGTCAAATCCTCGACCTATTACGAGTGCGAGGGATGCAAGGGAAAGATTACAGACGGCCAGAAAACCAAGATGTTGAGAGAGGGCGAGTGGAGGGCAACAAATCCCAAGGGCGAACCAGCCAGACGCTCATATCATTTGAACGGCCTATATGCCCCTTGGGTTTCGTTTGGCTCACTAGCGGTCAAGTTCCTACAAGACAAATATAGCGGAATCATCGGACTACAAGACTTCGTGAACCGAGTCCTAGCAGAGCCTTGGATGGAACACGAATCAGAGAAAATGGAAATCGTTCCGGGTGCTTACAAGATGGGCGAGGTTCGAATGGGCGATAAGCTGATTATGTCTTGCGACATTCAAGAAGCTGGCGGTTTCCACGCTTGGTGCGTTGTTCGGGCTTGGGATTTAGAGGGCAAGTCTAGGCTGGTCTGGGCTGGTAGGCTGGAAACTTGGGGCGACATAAAAGCCAAGCAAGAAGAGTTTAATGTCGAGCCGAAGTGTTGCCTAATTGATTCAGGCGATCAGACCAGAGACGTATATCTTCACTGCTGTAAATGGGGGTTTATTGCTCTAGTAGGTTCAGATCGTTCCAGCTTCTCCGAGATTGTGAACGAGCAAAAGGTTCAACGTCCATACTCAAGGATTGCCAATGGCGACCCATTTAGCGGAAAAGCAATCCAAAGTAAGCTAGGCTGGAAGTGGAAGCTATGCCCAGTCTGGCGTTGGTCTAATCCATCAATCAAAGACATCCTTTCCCAGCTTTTGAAAGAGGAGGGCTTTATAGCCCTAGATACGCCCGATGTCTGGAAGGTTCACATTGAGGCAGAAGTTAAGGTAAGGGTGAAGAACCCGATGACTGGAAGAGAGCGTCTGGTATGGAAGCAGGTGGGCAAGAATAATCACTTACTGGATTGCGAATGTATGAATATTGTGGGGGCGGCACTTCACGGAAGGCTTAAAGTCTCTCCCGCAAATTTGACAGAGGAGGTTGAGAATGGCGAAGGGTGACTTTATCGGGCTACCTTTGACCACCCTAACTTCTCTGCGTGATAAATATATCACTTGTTTGGAAGCGATTGCGGTGGCGGGTTCTAGCTATTCCATCGCTGGACGCTCTTTTTCTAGGGCTAATCTTGGCGAGGTTCGAGACACGATTGCGGAATTGACCTTGGCTATTCAACAAGCTACTGGTGGACGCATCAGAACAACCTATGCAAAGTTCGGCCCGGCTCGTTCGATTGGGATGGCGTAAGTGAAGAAGGTTCAGTTAAACCTAATCGATAAGGCTATTGCCTTTGTTAATCCGCAAGCCGCCGTCGAGCGTTTGGCATCTAGGGCAAAGCTCACAGCATTTGAATATGATGCAGTTCAATACAACCGACAACGCCGAGGGCCGTCCTCTTTGTCTGGTGCAGAAGGCTTTCGTTCCAATTATGACCGAGTAGAGTTACTCAAGCGTTCTAGGGATTTGGCAGAGAATGTTGGATTGGTGCGTGGCCTATTGATGAAGTTTGCCAGTCATTGTGCGGGGAACATTTCATACCAAGCAAGAACCGAAAGCCCCAAGGTTAATACCGATGTAGAGGCTTATTGGAACGATTGGTGGGATAAATGCGATTTATCGGGAAGGCATACTGGATCGTTCTTAATGCAGATCGCTATGATGTCGATGTTGCGGGACGGAGATTTTCTTTTTGTTTTGGTTCGTGACCAGCAAGGCAACTTAAGATTGCAAGGCATCGAGGCTGACAGACTCGGCGACCCTAACCGCACTTACACTAGCCTTAATCTTATCAGCGGCATTCATATCGACCAAGAAACTGGTTCGCCAGTTGGCTATGATATTTATTTAAGGACGTATGGAAATGCGTACATCTTTCAAACAACC